ATACTCTAACAAAAACAACACATGGTTTAGCAAATGGTACGGCTGTTATTCTAAGGAGTACCGGAACATTGCCGACCCCGTTGGCTGCTGATTCCATTTATTACGTTGTATCAACTGCTGCAAATGCAATTTCCCTTGCTGCTGTTTCCGGTGGGACAGCACTCACTTTAGGCGGATCTCCTTCTGGAACCCTTAATGTTTATGCTGGGTCTACTGGAGCGGCTCCTGGGTTGGGTGGAACTAACCCGTACACAACAGCAATAATGAATGTTTTAGACGATGTTTCAGGTGCGAGTTCTGGGTGGATAACTACATCTGGGTATAATAGATGTTGCTTATGTGATGTTGGGTCTGCTGATTATGATCAACAACGATTGACATTATCAACTATTACAACAACAACTATTACTTTATCAGCAAACGTAGATTCGATTCAGTATCCAGGTGCAAGAATAGTTTTATCAAGTAGAAATGTTTCTATAAGGTCATCCTGTACGAGTGAAGTTTATATAAACGATTATCAAAATGCAACTGAATCCTCAGGAATCTTTAAGTGTGAAATAGTAAGCACGTCTGGCACGGGAACAACTTTTTATGGTCGTGGAGTCTACTATGGAACTGGACATACAATATCTGGTTCTGTAATGGGGTGTACATATGGAGTCTACTATGGAACTGGACATACAATATCTGGTTCTGTAATGGGATGTTCAAATGGAGTCTACTATGGAACTGGACATACAATATCTGGTTCTGTAATGGGGTGTACATATGGAGTCTACTCTGGAACTGGTCATACAATATCTGGGTATATAGGTTATAGTTTATTATCAGCAAGAATAGCTAATATTTATGATTTTTACTTTAACAATGGATATGGACAAGGCTTAATCTGTACTATCAAACCAAAAGCATTATTAACCATCCCACCATCTTTTAGTGGAAGAAATACTCTTGGAGTAGGAGATCAAGGATGTAGGCAATGGATTGGGTTTGAAGATTATGGCAAAGTAGCTGGTGCTTCTTACGCATACCATATTAATGGCGATGTGATTAAGAATACCACTACGGTAAGAACTGGTGGGGCTTCTTCATCAATTGAAGTTGTTCCTTTATCAAATGTCAATACCACTTCACCTATTTTAATATTTGAATGGACGGAATTTTCAGCTCCTGCATCAGCCATAAACAGATCCATATATGTTAAGGGAGAAGGATGGTCTTCTTACCCCACAAATACAGAACTATATTTTGAAGCAGAATATGTCAGTAATGCAACTACTTATGCAACCACTATTGTAAAGTCAACAGAAGTTATTGACGAGAATACAAATTGGCATCAATTAACAACAGGTTCATTTACGCCTACTGTTGTTGGTCATATCAGGTATCGGGCATATCTTAAAAAATATGCTGCTGCTTGTAAAATCTATGTTGATAATAGGTTATATTAATTATGGTACTTGATCCTACATGGAGTAATGGCCAAAGTGTAATTCCACAATCATCTAATAATGCTGAATGGGTAGATGGGTTAAGTGGGAATAACACTGGCTTGATGACAACGAATAACTTTATTTCAAGAATGCCTGGGGCTATCTTCTGGCCGTTGGATGGTGACGTAACCGCAGACATAGGGACATTCTGCGCATCGTTTAACCAGAAACATATGATAAACACTTCAGGACGAATTTTTATAAAATTAGGATAGGATATGCCACTTTACGATTGGTTTTGCAAATGCGGGTACGAAAACGAACACATAGCTAACATTGACGAGCAACTGCCTTGCCCGAACTGTAATTCACCGATGACCAAGATTTTATCATGCGGGAGATTCGCCGGCGTGCGCTCAGAAGGCTATTATGACGACACGCTGGGAGCATTCATCGACAGCAACAGTACCAAGCGGAGGCTCATGGCCGACCAATGCGTGTCCGAGTGCAACCGAATTAATACCAGAGTTTCCGATAGGGGGAGGTGGATTTGAGAATCTGTTGCAGGTGTTTCACAGTAGGCGACTACAAACCGGCAGGAAAGTTTATAACTACCAGTACTCACGAGGAATTTGACTTGTGCGAATCGTGTTTTTCTGGTATCATCGACTACATTAACGAAGGCGAGCCTAAACGGAGAAGAACCCGTAAGGCGGAAGACAAAGGAGAATAAAAATGGAAGAAACCACAGGAACCACACAGACGGAAGGCCAAGCGGCAGCCGGACCGGAAACGGCACCCGTACCCGACTCCGGAACTCTGGAAGGACAACCTACGGCCACAAGCACGACAGGGATACCCGACACCGGATCCCCAGACACAGTATTCGACCCTGCCGAGTTTGACAGGCTTACCGGGGAATTACCCGATAACCTGAAAGCTCAGGCGGCAGCTTTGCGAAAATCCCTCCAAGGATCGTACACAAAGAAGACGCAAGAGATTGCCAAACACCGGCAGAAAATCGAGGCTTACGATGCCTTTTATAATAACCCGATTCCGCAGATTCAGCAGATGGCCCAGCAGTTAGGCTACAAACTGACACGAGCCGAAGCTCAAGTGGTAGCGGAACAGACCGGCCAGGCCACAAATTGGGAACCGCAATCGTGGGAAGAAGTTTTGAACCGGAGCAAAGAACTTGCAATGTCTGAAATTATGGCAAAGTTCGAGCCGGTTCTAAGCGAAATGCAAGCATCTCGCAAGTCGGCAATCGAGCGGCAGCTATCGGAAATCGACCCGTCATGGTCCCAATATGAGGACCAGATGGTTGCGAACCTAACCGCGCATCCCACCCTTGCCAAAGACCCGGCCATGCTTTACAGGCTATCGGTACCTCCCGAAGTATTTGAATCACGGGCCACACAAAGGGCATTGGCGAAACTTGAAGCGAAAGGCCAGCTTTCAAAACTAAGCGGGTCTTCAACAACCAACAAAACACCCAAAACCGGAATACCCGATGGACCAATTACGTTTCAAGAGGCGGTAAGATTAGCCAAGGCGAAATTGGAAGAAGACGGCATCCGGCCTTAAAGGAGATATAAATGACTACAATTGGACAGACCAGCGCACCGTCAACCAACACCATCTACTACGACAGTTTATTGTCTACTAGCTTGATGGCGTACAAGAAGACGATGTACGACAACATTTTCAAGGACAGCGCGTTTTTGGCATACCTCCGCATGACCGACTCGGTTAAAAAACAGGACGGCGGTGAGCGAGTTGCAATGCCCTTGATGTACGGCAAGAACGAAACCGTCCACGTTATGGGGCCTTACGGAGTGATTGACACGACCCCGCAGGACGGCATGACCACCGCCTTCTACGAGTGGGCGGAGATTGCCGGTTCAATCTCAATATCCCGCAAGGAAGAAAGACAGAACAGCGGCGAGGGGAGGCTCATCGGGCTTTTGGAGCAGAAGATCAAACAGGCCGAAATGTCCATGACCGAGGAACTCAACCAGGGGCTTATCCTGGGGACGGTTTCAAGCTCTACCTTTATAGAGAACACGGCTACGGACGGAACCAAGGGTCTTATTCCCCTGGGTATGTTCTTCCGCAAACTGAACGCCACAGATCCGACTTCCGGAAGCATCGGCAACATTTCAGGGTCTACCCATTCTTGGTGGAGACACAAGACGGGGTGGGTAAACAACAATAACACAACCGGCAATTCATTCTATGCCTCTGTGACTACGTACGCAGGGTTAGAGGCGTATCTGAAACGGATGTACAATTACTGTTCCCGTGGTTCCGGCGGGTCTCCTGATCTTATCGTTACGGACCAGGTATCATTCGAGACCTACGAGAACGCCCTGAACACCAAAGTCCGCTACACCAACACCAAAATGGCGGACATGGGGTTTGACAACGTGAAGCTCCGTGGGGCCACGATGATATGGGATGAATCCACCCCGGACATCTACACAGGCACCGCTGCTATCACTGTTGGGACGGCATTTTTCATCAACACCAATTTTTACAACCTGTTCATTGACTCCCAAACGGACATTGTTACAACCCCGTTCGTGGAGCCGGAAAACCAGTTGGCAAAGACCGCAAAGATTCTGTTCATGGGTCAGACCGGGATTTCAAACGCTCGTAAACATGGAGTGGTGGGCGGCATTTCGCAGTCCATTGTGGCATAACGTAGTACCTTAACAAAACGGGATTGATAGGGAATCCGGCAGTCACAACAAAAGGAGAGTGACCATGTTATTTTCAAGGATCAACAGAACATCGCCGGAGAAAGTTTTCATTGTTTGCAAGAACGGGTACACCACTGCTTCCCTGACCAATGGCCAGGCGGTAATGTGGGATTTAGGGGACGCGGATGGAGTTTCGGTTACGAAACCGTCCAAAGTAAGCGGGGCTCACGCTTTCGCCGGAATTGTGGCTGAAACCATCACGGCTGGGTCTTACGGCCTTGTCCAGGTGTACGGCTACCATTCGGCGGTACGGGTGGACTGTTCCACCACGGCCAAGAACATCTACACCGGCACGCCCCTGTTCATGCGGGTGAACGCCTTCAACCTCAAGGGGCCTGTGTATACCTCAGGGGCCACGGCAGAAGTCGGTATTTTCACCTACAACGCGGTTGCGGCTGTTGCCCTTGCAGCTTACACCCTTGTGGGAACTACCGGAACCATTGCTTGTATCGTTAAGGGCCTTTAACCAACCGGGGGGTGGTTTATTACTGCCCCCCAATTCATAGGAGATAGGACTATGAACTTTCTGAAGTACGAACCGGAGGACTCAGCGTCAGACCCTCTAATGAGGTGCGACGACTGCAAAGGAATTGTAGCGAAACTTTACATTATGAAAAACGGCGGGTGTAACCATTGCGGGAACAGGCGGTTCAAGTCGATTCAGAAGATCGACTCGGAGGACATCGCCATGCTCGAATCCGGGGCCTACGACCTTGGTATTAAAGACTACCATGTGGATCCTTCCTTTATAGCATTATTCGGGGAGGTGCAGCTTGATGTATAAACGCGAACGGCCCCTTATAGCAGTTGGTATCCCGACATTCTCCGGTCTTCCCCTTAAAACCCAGTGGGACTATATGAGAATGATGTATTCCTTTGGCCGTAGGTATCCTGAATACGATTTTTCCCTTTTAGTCAAAGAAAAGTCAGAGCAGTTCCGAGCCCGTAACGCGATTGTCCAGACCGCAAGGGTCATCGGGGCCAGTTACCTTTTATTCCTTGATGATGACCACGTAATTGATTGGAAAGACCTCCCAGACCACACGGCGTACGACTTCCTCAAACACCTTATTGAAGTTGATAAGGACATCGTTGGCGCTCTGTATTACCACCGGGGCGGGGATTACCAACCGGTCTTGATGGTCCAGGAAGGCAGTTCCTACCGCTTCATGCGGGACGATGAAATCACCGGCCAACCCCAACCTGTAGATGTCCAGGGCGGCGGGTGTATGCTTATCAAGATGCACGTGTTTGACAAAATAGAAGAACCTTATTTTGAACCCGAAATGCAGACGGGTAAAGTCGGTCTTGGAACCGATGTCCAACTATGTCGTAAGGCCAAGGAAGCAGGGTTTGAGGTTTTCTGCCATACCGGGATAGTCTTAGGTCATGTCAGAAACACCGAGGACGTTGTTGTCCCGCACAACCGCAAGCACCTCTACCTTGAGAAGATGCACGGCAACGAGCTTGTTCAGGAATGGATGATGGACAAATGGCTTGCTCAGTATCGAGCGGATGTTAGAGAATACACCGGGTACGACGACGAGGAAGTTATCAGGAAGGCAGAGGAATATAACGACATCAACCTGATCCGGTTCAAAACATTCTCAGACAAGAAGTCGTACTACAAGCAAACAGGGATGTCTCAGCTTTGCCGACAAGCCTTCTACCACTCAAAGGCCGGGATTGTCAGAGACGGGATGATCCTTTTGCAGTTGTTCCAGAAGAAACCCGGCACACGCGGTCTTGACTTCGGGTGCGGGTCCGCTCCCATAGGTTTTGAGCTTTTACACCGTGGATACCATATGGATTATGTGGATGTTGAAGGGGCCAGCGGGTACGAGTTCTTAAAGTGGAGAGTCAGTAAATACAAATTTGATGACCAGGTTGGATATGAGATGAAAGGGCCTTACGACTTCGTAATGTTCCTGGACTCCATTGAACATCTGGAAGATTGGCGCACAGTACTTGACCAGGCGATAGGGCGCTTGCAACCGGATGGGGTGTTTGTCACAAACTTTTTCTCAAATAGAGACTTTAACAACCCCGAACATATCAATATGGACCATGCAGCAGTACAAGCCTTTATGCTGGAACGTAACGTCTTCCCGATAAACGACTTGGTATGGGTCAAAAAGGATAACAGCTTCGGGCCAAAAAGGATAAAAGAAAATGCCGAGCTTAGCGAACGAGTCAATTAAACGCAGGGAAGTCCTGTTTTGCAACGTCAAAGGGCTGATCGAGTTTCCAGGGTGGGCTCTCACGGTCACATCATTGGGCGCCATGTTCGAGCCGTTCAACGCCGGAGTGAGGCTGGATTGGAACGCCTCAAAGCTCAATTTCGACCCGTCGGAGCCCCTATGCCGTATCGACGCCATGCGGGGGCTGCCAATGGAATCCATCGACGTTATCCATTACGACGAGGAATCCCCCATCCACGGCGGGGTGTTACACCCACGGGAGTTTGCGAAAGCGGGTACATTCACGGTCTAAACTTATACCGGGGGGAAACCTTAAACGCCATGCCCTATCCATGCACCCGGTAACTCTTTAGGAGGGCCATGAACACCATCGAACGCCATGTTCTTGAGCTTATAGGCGAAGACCCGGAAACACCTGACGTGTTTTCAGACATATCCCCTATCCGGGAATCCATCAACGACGCTATTGAAGAAATATCTATCGTTACAGGGTGTTATAAAGAGACGTATCATCTTTCCCTAAAAGCGTACAGAAACTTCTACTCCCTATCTACAAAGCGCGGGTCAATTGCATGGATAACCGATGTTTGGCTCCAGTCCCTAAAACGCAGGATGGAGCAGACCGACCTTATTCGGCTGAATGCCTTCAACCCTCGATGGCTTAAAAACACAGGCTCACCAGAGGCTTATTTACCTATCGGCTTTAATAACATAGGCGTATGGCCAGCGCCTTCCGCAGACGGGTCAATTCTAGAGATTTGGTCGGTTATGATACCATCCCGTTACACTGAAGACACCGACCGGATTAAGCTCAGAGATACGTGGGAATGGGCGGCGGCTCATTACGCAGTTGGAGAGTATTACGCCTCCATCGGTGAGGTCAAACAGGCCATTATGCACCACAACGACTATCTCAAAAAGGTAGGCGTTAAGGCTCAATACCCGTATGCAACCGAACGGCTTAATTATTACCGTTCTGAAAAAGAACCCTGGCCGAAGGTGACTGAATAATGTGGAGCGATAACCTAACACGCATACGGCGGTTTATAAGAGACCCCAATTCCAACATATGGACGGACGCCTTCTTACTCCGGTCCTTCAATGACGATCAGCGGGATTTCATCGAGTCCACAAACCCCATCGAGAAGATAGAGGCTATCCGTATCCCTCCCGAATACGGCATGACATACCTTCACGATTGGGAGTTTACATTCTGTGCTGATAAACAATTCCAAGCTCTCAGATACCATCATCAATCCGACATGGTGGTTTGTAACCTATGGGAAGGACAATCTCTTGGAGTTAGCCTTGCACTTGAAGTGGATACAGGAGAACACTTTATCCACCCGTGGGAGGGGTATCTTATCCTAACCACCTCAGATATACCGCCTATGTGGTTCCCGGTAGACTTCGACTCTACACGTTATATTGCATGGGATAGAGACCCGATAAATTATATTACTCCCAAAGTCCTGATGAGTGATAACATGTCTTGGAGGTCACAAACCGGCGACCCGGAATCGTACTACCGCAAAGACGCTCTAAGCAACGAGTTTTATCTTTATCCACGGCCGTCAACTGTTGATTGGAATGACCCTGAACCGCCGATGATTTACGATAGCGTGTACACCTACCTCTACACATGGGAATTATCGGACGGCCATGTCGTGACAAACGATTACCGGATTACGACGATAGACGGTGATTTCAATTGCGTGTTCTCGTGGGAAACCGACTACACGGTTGAAACTGATACTTCATATTCGTACATCGTAACCTCCCGCGCCGATGTGGACGCTGTAGAGTTATACGGGCAAGTCCTGTTCGTAACCGGCGAAACAGGGGATGAGGACGGGACTATCATCGACATCCCCGAGTACCTTGTAAACGGCGAATTGGGTATAGCCACGGACGCAATCGACATAGACAACAACCTACTCCTGATTTACTCTGCCAAGTCCACCGATATTCAGGGGCCAGATGATGATTCGTCCATTCCCAAATGGATTCAGAAATACATAGAGTACGGGGCTATATCGCGTTCTTTCAAGGCCAATACTGACGGCAATATCGAGTCCCTTGCGGACTATTGGAATTGGAGAAAAGAACTCGGTGTTGAAGTCTTGAAGCGGTACCGATGGCAACGTCTGGCGGATAGGGATTTCCGATTAACATCAAAGGTCGGCGAGGCTGTACGCAACAGACGCGGGCCGCGCCTACCATCCACATACCAGGTGACTTACCCATGACGATAATCTGGAAACCCATAGGCACCCTTGATTTAAGCACAGACCCCTGTGAGCTGCAGCAATCCGGGTCAGGGGCAGACATCGGGTCGGGCGCCATGCAGAGGTGCAAGAACCTACGCCTTGATGAGAACGGAGTAGCTAAGACCCGTGATGGGTCACGCATAATTGATTCAGGGCTTACCACGCCTATAAATCTGATAATTGAGCAAGCTGGAAGCCGGTATTCATTCGCTGGGCATAGGATATACCAGGACTCAACATCCATTGAATCAGGGCTATCAGACGCCAAGTGGTCCGCCATGCTGTACAACGCCTTCAACGACCTGACCCAGGATATATTCGCCCTGAACGGCACGGACCGAAAACGTATCGAGAACGGCACGGTATACGAATGGGGTATCGCAGCACCCACAACCACTCCCGTTGCCGCCACCGGCACGACGACCGGCCTGACCGGGGACTATTCCTTCAAGTACACGTTCGCGCGCAAGTCCGGTTCCACCATTATTTGCGAATCGAACCCCTCATCAGCAAGCAACACGGTTACTGCTGCGAACCAATCCATAACCGTAACCATAGACCTATCATTAGAAGACCTTGACCTTCAGATAACCCATATCCGAATGTACCGGACCCTAACCTCAGGGCTTATCTATTACCATGATGGAGATGTTGAAGTCCCGGCTATTTACGGAACTGATTATTCATTTTCATACCCGTGGGAGGAAACATACGCCTCGAACAACGATTATTTATTTGCCACTAACCTCTACAACTCTGATTACCGGGGAACCTTCACATGGGAGCCCGACCTCACTGCAACGACCTATCAATATAACATGACCGTAACTTCAGCCGGGGATGTAGTTATTATCTGGGAGTCTCTTATTGCTGATACAGCGTTGGGAACAGAAGTTGAAACCGACCACGACAGACCCCCAGCAGGAACCTATGTTGTTGGGCCAAACTACAACGGAACGTGTTTTATCATACACGGGAATAACCTGTATTACTGTGACCCGAAGCAACCGGAATATTGGCCTGTTCTGAATTACATTGAAGTATCGCCTATCCAATTTCCAGGGCAGGCGGCTTGCTTCTGGAACGGGCAACTTTATTTATTCACAAAGACCGAGATATACCTTATCCAGGGAACCGGAACGAACACTTTCTTTCCTCTGGCTATGTCGGCCATAACCGGTGCGCAAGGGCAGGACTGTATCGCTCCTGTAGCCGGGAGAGGCATATACCATGTGGGATCAGACGGTATCTATCTATTCAACGGCCAGGTGGATAAGAAAGTATCTCAGTCGCAGCTTGAAAGAATATTTCGAGGGGAGACCGTCAACACCGTCCCTGGTGTAAAGCGTCCTGATAGTTCGTGGCTCATTCAATTCAACTCCAAGCTATATTTCGGGTATATTGGGGATAACGATTACCCTGATAACGTCATAGTTTACGACATGGACACTGAAAAGGGGTATTATTTCAACTACGGTATTCAAATAAGCGCCTTGGGAATAGATAAATCAAACACCCGGTTATTGGCCGGGGATACCGCTGGAAACGTCTGGGAACTGGAAAACCGCAACCTTCCAGATGATGGAGGAACCCCTATTTCATGGGAGGTTCAGGCCAAAGACTTCACATTGCAAACCAGAGCTCATTTCCCACGCTGGGTAAAATACGACATTGACGCCTCAAACCCGAACTGTCTCGCAACCGGGTACTTGCTACTCGATGACGTATCAGCTCAATCCCACGCTATCACAGGAACACGACAAACCAGAAAGAGGCTTGTAGCTACATCCAACGGTAAACGCCTCTCTATAAGGATATCAGGAAGCGGAGATGTTAAAATATACATGGTGGAAACCGAATGAAGATAATCCCATACGTACAAATTGACGGGGCATGGTCACTCCCTGATTCGGTAATGTCAGACTTATGGGCGAGGATGACCGTTGAAAGAACTGTTCAGAAAGTCTTTTGCACCGGGTCTATCAAGTCGCAACCGGAGTTTATGCACCTTGTAAAATCGCCGTCAAACTGTGTTGTTACTCAGTGGTATGGCGATGAACCTGTGTTCCTTGGATGGCTGAACAACTTCACGAAGAAGTCGGCAATGGCGCATTTCTGTGTCTTCAAGGGCGGATGGGGATGGTCAGAGGAAATTCTAAAGTCAGCTTTTAAATACTGGTTCTCATTTAAAAACTATGACGGTGACCCTCTACTCGACACCTTAATTGGTATGATAGGCGCAGATAACCGGTTAGCCGTTAAACTCTCAAAAAAAGTCGGTTCGGTAGACATGGGGGTTATCCCAAACTACGCCGTGAATTATTACACAAAAGAAACGATAGGGCTTTACGTTTGCTATATGCAACGACAGGAGGTTGAATCATGGGAAGTATAGGCGATGCCATAGGCGGGTTGTTTGGCGGAGGGGACGATTACGAGGAACCCAAGTCGAGTAAAATTGCGAGCCAGATCGCACAGCAATTGTTTACAGAGTCCACCCCGATACGAACCGGTATTATAGACCAGCTTACTAACTTCACCGGGGGCAATTTTGACATCGGTACAAGTCCTATGTGGGCGGGTGGTAAGAACGCGATTGAGAACCAATACGGGGTGGCGCGCGAGAACATCATCGGCAACACGGCAACAGGTGGGGCGATGTACCAGGGCCTTAACGACCTTGAAGCTACCCGGGCCGGGTCTTTTACTGACCTGATAAGCAACATCCAGAACGATATGTTCAACAAGTCCTATGGTATAGCTACCAACACGCCGCAGACCTCCATGCAGGGCTTGTTAGGGTCCGCCAACGCTTCGACAAACGCCATGCAAGCACAGGCTCAAGCCGATGCCGGGAAGTCCCAAATGATGGGCGGATTAGGCCAGGGGCTTGGCATGTTTTTAGCGTCATAAGGAGGATAATATGAGCAACGCAGGGGGGTCTTTAATAGCCGGGTTGTTGAGCGGGCTTGCGAAGGGTAAACAGCAACAGTTTGAAGTTGACCTTAAAAAGCAAGAGTTCGCCATAATGAAGGATAAGGTTAAATATGACACCATAAAAGCCCAGGCCGAGGCAACAAAAGCCCAAAATGAATCATTGTTTATGAACGAGCTTTTTGGTGGAGGCCAACAGCAAGGTCAACAAGCCCAACAGCAACCGTCATCCATGCCTGAAGGCACGGAGTTTAGCCCTAACTTCGGTGTGAACGGCGCCGCTGGTACCGCTGCCGCTATGATGGCCCAGCAACCTACCCAGCAACCCCAACAAGGCAAACTTATGGATATGCTGAGTAGTATAGGCATAGACCCGGCTCTTTTAAAAGCGGCGTATGTTCAAAAGTTTACGGGCATACCAGTTATTGAGGCCGGTGGGCTTGCCGTACGCAGACAAACTGAGAACCGACTTGCCTCCAGAGGCAAAACGATAAACGATGTGCTCCCAGACGGAACTAAGGTTTCGTACGACATCGACCCTGAGACGAACCAGATTCTTAGGGGACCGTACACAGCAGAAAGACCCAATTTAAGAAGTTTCAACACAACCGGCCCTCAAGGGACATTCAGGCAACTTGAAAATCCTGTTTCCGGTGAGCTTGTAACAACTGGTCAGCCTGGTGGGAAAGGCCCTGTTTTAGTTGAACCTTCTGAAAGAGACCTCCCTCCAAAGGCCATATCTTCCGAGGCCCGTAAACAAATAGCATTTCTTGAAACTACCAAAAACAACATTGACCAAATTTTAACCAGAGTAAAGCCCGACTTTTTAGGCGCTAAAGGCGCTTTGAGGGAGGCTTCAGGCAGGGTGTCTGGATTCACGCCGTTAGCTTCTGATCCTGAATTTGAAGCATGGAAGACCATGTTCGAGCAAGCCCAGATGCTTGAACGGCATGAAATGTTCGGTGCTACAATGACGGTTCAGGAAAAGAAAGCGTGGCAGAACGCCTTTGCATCAAGGTATAAAGACAAAGAGGCGTTTGTGGCGTCTATGAAAGAGGTTAAGCGGATAATAGACGACAAATACAAAAACCTGATCAAATCTACCACGGCGTCTTTTAACGAAATTCAAGGGGGCAGCGGCAAACCATCCCTGAACTTAGGCAAGGACGCAAAGGGCCTCCGCCCAGGGGACACCATGACCGATATTGACGATGCTACCGGCCAGGAAGCTACAAAGATATTTTGGGGAAAGGATTCAAAGGGGAACTTAGTCTGGGGAACCGTTGCGCCTGCCATACCACCCGAAGCCGTCAAGAATCTTGTTGAAGGAAAAGTCACAACATTCCCTAACGGCCAGAAATGGGCATTGGAAAATGGTGTCCCTAGAAGGGAGAAATAATGGGCGAATGGGATGCAGTCAGTGTAAGCGATATTAAGAAAAAGGGCGAATGGGACCAGGTTGATATAAGCGACATAGGGTCTACTCCAGGTGGGTATGCCCCTGCGCCAGGGCAGGCAATTGATACCCGCACAAGTCTTCCGGTTCCAACCTCAGAGGAGGAGTTTGAATCAAGAAAGAACCTTGTTAAAACTCTTGGGCCGATAGCTGGTGATATAGCTTTAACAGCTCTCATGCCACAATTTCATCTATTAGGCAAAGCTCCAACTATGCTTAAAATGGGTAAAGGGTTAGTTAACCTATCGGCTCGCGCTGGAGCGTCTGCTGGAGGGTCAGCGTTAGGGTCTATGGGAGTTGATAAACTATTCGGCGATCCTGTAGATACACAAAGGGCCAAGGAACAGGCATTATTAGGTGCTGGCGGAGAAATTGCCGGCACGGCCATCGCAACTGGGGTCAAGAAGATAGTGACCCCGATCCTGAGAACAGGGATAAACGCGGTTGCTGATTTTACAAAAATAGGAGGCATGGCGGCACGGCAGGGCTTCAAGAAGTTAAAACGTACACAGGCAGAGTTAATCCGCACCACAACAAAGAAGGCGATTGATTTTTCCGAGGCCGTGGGCGCTCCAATTAAATCAGATGTTGGGTCCGGCATAGGCGAGGCCATAGCCGCAAAACAGGATTGGGATGCCGTATACAAAGCGCCTAACACAATCATCAAAAAGATAGCAGATTCACAAGGCGGCGTAGTGCCTCTTGATGACGCCGCACAGTTTTTCAGGGGCGAAATCAATGAGATCATGGGTGAGGGGTTTTCAAATCGTGAGGCTACTAAAACTTTAATTGAATGGCTTGGCTTTTTGCCTAAGTCAAAAGAAGGACGAATGCTTACGTCTTTGGGCAGAACCGATCTTATAACCCCTGAAAATGCGAACTATATCATTAAGAAAATATGGAAATCATACAATGACGATCCTCTTGACGTTATCCAATGGAAGGAAGAATTTAAAAAGGTCATCACGGACGACCTTACAAGATATGGCACTGAGGGTTTGCGGCCAACGCAAATAACAAGCAATACCCAGATGCAAAACGTTGTTAATAACGCCTTTAACGACAGCTTTTCGGAGGCACTCGCCAAGTCCGATAAAATTTATGCAGCCACAAACGCATGGTTTCGTGAAAACCCGGTAGCGAGTAAAATCATAGGTGAGCTTAGATTCAGCAACCTCCCATATTATAAGGAGTTCCCAGAACGAGTTGTTGATAAGCTCATGGATCCTAAAGCCATGTCGTCTGACCAATTATCCAGAATCCGTACCGCCATTTTATCAGAACCAGACGGTAATAAAGCATGGGCAGGGCTTGAGCTAAACTTTGTGAAAAAGATATTCGATGACGCCATAGCAGCCTCCTCAAAGGGAAGCGGTAAGAAGACTCTTAGGCCGTCTGTAATATCGGATGCAATTTATGATAATGAGAAAATGATTAAAGCTATCAACCCTGACCTGTGGCCTAAATTAAGAAGAGAAGCTGAATATTACGAAAAAATAGCTCCTGACTTTGAAACCATCGACACTGCTGACGGCATGAGTCTATTCGAAGCGTTCGGGACATTGCACCCAAAAACTAAAACAGCGTTGGGAGAGATAGCTAAATACGGGTTTAAGTATGGTATCGCTAAACCAATTATGCATATGGGCGGTGAAGAAGTCGGATTTGGAGCGCCAAAGCCTCAAGCGTATATCAATATCAACCGGCCATTGGGAAAGGCTAAATAATGGCAACCCAAATCAGGGAGGTTTACCTAACCCAAAACCCGCTGCTAAACTCCATCCTGTCGAAGATAGCCACGCGCCTTGACACTCTGGAAGGGCTTCTGCCTGACCTTGATAGCGGGCTTTTGGTTTTGAGCGATGACAAACAATTATCAACCACCACCGCCGGGAGCATGGCAAATCAAAACTCTTCAGAGGTCGAAATAACAGGCGGGGTTATAACCATAACGAACACAAACGGAAACATAATGACAATATCAGACGGGTATTTAACGATACAAGACGACACCGAAACGACGATTCACCAAGTGGGGGGCGTATGACAATCACAAAAGGCAAGCTTGGCAAGGAAGATATAAAACTCTGGGACGGTATATCACCCACGTTCAACCGGCCAACCTCTACCGGGGGCGTTGATTTATACAGCAAAATAGATTGGGCCGGGGTTGACGTTCTCCACGTTTTCGGGGACGGATGGACCAAAACAGACCGATGCATAAACGATGCCATTGTCAAGATAGGCTCAAGAGGCGCTTGCATTTGGCTCCAACCAGGGACATGGACCCTCTCGGCCAACGTGACAATACCCGCCACGATGAAGCTGGTGGTTCCCTATGGAGCGGTTATATCCGGGGCTTACACCCTCACTATAAACGGCGGGTTTGAAGGGTCTCCGGGGTGTTTCGCTTCAGGGCTTTCAGTGGTTCACAGATACGCTGAACCTGAATGGTGGGGGATAAACACCACACCAGGTTCTACCGACATGGCGTATGAAATTCAGGAAGCCGTTGACTGTGTGGCGGCGGCTGGCGGTGGGGTTGTTCAGTTCAGAGGGGAGACGTATTCCATAGGGACGGGCATTTCAAAATCAGGGTCCACTTGCAGCAAGATCACCCTCAAAGGTAAAGGCTCAAGGGCTACTATCATCCAGGCTTCAGCGGCCATAGAAATGTTCACATTGGCAGGGTCCAGTACAAGCGCGTTAAAACCCAATGTGAACCTTGAACAACTCCAAATAGACGGTAACGATCTTGCGACTATCGGGGTGTCTTTTTCATGGATGCACTTCTGGAGGTGGGACGATGTTGTCATCCAAAATGTTGCAGGAACCGGGCTTGATATTAAAGACTGTGAGGACGGTGTTTTCGATAAGGTGGATGTTAGAAGTTGCGGGGTATACGCAACATCCACAAACGCGGCTCAGATAACGTTCGATGCCGGGGCAGGATACGCGGTATCCAACTCTATCACGTTCCAGGACTGCACATTAGAGCGGAACAGGTACACGGCTCTTTACCTCCAAAGGCTCACGGACGGCAAACTTCGAAGGTGCAAATTCCACGGGCGGTTGACGACTGACGATGCCACACCCGATTCCATTGACCTCCTGCAACTGGACGGCCCTGATAGATGCTCGATCATCGGGAATCAGTTTGTACATATCCGAAGACGCGGTATCAACATCATGGAAAACGTCAACACAACGCCATGCACTATCCAAGGCAACACGTTTGAAGCGTCAGCCGACTACGCGGCAGCAGGAGTTTTAGGATTTATCCTTATCGACTCAGGGTTTCATTACGTGGACGGGAACATCTTCCTTCCGCCAACATCCGATATCACAACTTACGGAACGACCCACGATGATATTAAAATCACAGTAAACGCTATCGGTGCCGTAGGGACCAACATCCACAATGGAGACCCAAACATAAAGCTCGTCAACAACGCAACAGGGATGCAGCCGGTTGTTATAGACGGAGATGTTGGGACAATGGCCGCTTCAGAATACCTTATGAGGGCAGCCTCTACAGACAACATAATAAACTCCCTTGTGAACGATGGTGTAACTCCGGAAAGCTATGCAAGGTTCACGGTGGGAGTTGACGGCGAGATGACGTTTGGTGGTGGGGCAGGAGCATTAGACTTAACCCTAAAACGATCAAAGGCCAACATTCTATCCGTCGGTTCGGGAGACGGTATTGGAGTCGGGAACACGGTTTCAAACACAAACTCACCTTCTGGAAACACGACCAGGGCTTGGCCTGTCTATAACCATGTCGGGGATTTAATCGGGTACGTACCCATTTACGCGGCTCAATGGTAAGGAGATAAAAAATGGCACAACAGGTATTTAATTACGGGATCATGCCGTTTGCGGATTCGATGATGGCGCAAAGGATAGCTTACAACTCATCAGGGTATGCTGAATATATCGGGTACGCTGCCCCTGGAACGAACGATGATGACCAGGCGTGGATGATCTCAAAGTTGGTTTATTCCGACACGTCGGTTATTTCTAAACTATGGGCAGACGGCACTAACGATCAATCAAAAAACTGGAACAACAGGGAAGGATACACATACCGATGAAACGAATATGGTTAATCCCATTGGTTATTATCATCCCGGTTTTGGTTTACGCTGGGGCGGTGTATGACCCTATCCTTGGTAAAATGAGGTCATCCGATAGTGGGTATGTTGCCACTGAATTAACGTCTATCCTCGGAACAGGTTTCGATTCCGAGGTCGAGTTAATAGCCCTAACCCCTATCCCGCAGGCCGCATCCGTGGACAACGCAGGAACCATCACTCCTACAGCAGGGTATCGTCGTGTTGATATTCAGTTGACAGCGGTATCCGATCCGTCAGCAATCACTCTTGGGGAAACCGGGGCGATAAACGATGCGGTTGTTTCGATTACAAACATATCAGCGAATACCGCGACCTTCGGGTACTCAGCCGGGGTGTTTGAACACAACGGCGGGGCAGGGAAGTCTTTGGTTCTGGAACAGTGGCAAACCATTGTAATCCAGTATATCTCCGACAGATGGGTTTTGCAATCCAATGAATCATCTTCTGTATATTTTAAGTCCATCGAGCTTTCGACGATTGAATTGGACGAATTGAGCGATACGACCGGGGATAGGCTTTTGACGGATGCTGAGCTGAAAAGCAACGTCATTTCCAATAAAGGAGCTACCGGAGCGACGGTCTTTAACATGCCAGCTTTGGCGGAAGGCCGGAACTTCGAAGTCATCATAGAGGCCGCGCAGAATATCTCAATTGTCCCTAATGGGACCGAGCAATTTTACTTAAATGGCACTCAAATGGCGGCTGGAGAAGCTATCGTTAATGAAGCTCCGACTGTTGCCGAATCAATAGTCTGTATCACCACGGAAACCGCATGGTATTTTGAATCCAAATACTCCGACTTTGCACAGGATACGCCATGAAAAAACTGATACTTATTCTTATACTTCCGTTCACGATGGGCATGTCACCCGGATTTATCGGGAACTTATCCCAACCCCAAATAAGCGTTGGCGAATGTGTTGGGTTTGCGGTTTGCCAGAACTTTGAAGGTGCTGGATATGATAACTCGGAAACATGGACCGAATCAGGGAGTGGGACAAAGGACGAGGATTACGCCACCGCTCCGGCTCCGTTACGCGGCACTCAATCATACCTTCAGACCGGTAGCAGTACAGCTTCAACATCAATAACCCTGGCCGCTGAAGCTGGTGAGGCATGGGGGCATTTTGAGTTTTATACGTCTGACGGCCAACCTGCCGCTGAAACGTATTTATTAAGATTAATGAATTCCTCAGCAGAGTCAATAGCATCCATAAGGCTCCTAACCACAGGATACTTAAAAGTTCTGGCTGGTACTAGTGGAGAAAATTCTGTCACAACTCAACTTGCTGATGGTCCTATTACCCCGTTTAGAATCTGGTGGTATTATAAGTCTGGCACAGGGGCTAACGCAGTTTTTACGCTATGGATTTCGGACCTTGCTACTCTTACCAGACCCGAAACCGCCGAGGTTACAGAAACAGCTGGAACCGGAACAACAGACATAGCCAGCATAAACACCTTGAATAACCAAAACACAATGAGCGTGATCTTAGACCAAATCTTAGTAAAAACTTCAGCTTTTACAACGGTGAGTGAATGAGAAAACTTTTAACTATTCTGGCTATATTGGTAATTTCATCCCAAGCACATGGGAAAGTTTTGACCTATACTATAGGGGCATCTGCTGATGACTCATCCGTAGCTTCAGGATCAGGGTACACAGATTCAAACCTGCCCATGCCCTATGGTGACGGCACAAGATGGACATGGCTGAGATTCCCGCTAAGCGTACCCGATAACGCGACAATAACAAATGCTGTTGTGGATTTCGTAGTCTCATCGGGCGGGAAATATTCTGTTCAGATCGACGTTGCCGACCTTGATAATATCCCATCGTTTGTTACCAACCCACGAGATTATTCTGTTTTGGGGTCTCCTGTATCTGGTGTTTTCACTGGCACCTGGACTTCAGGGCTTACAGTTACCACCCCTGATATTACGTCTCTAATAGAGGCGTTCATGGCGAGAGGTGGGTACGTTTACGGAAACTATATCGGGCTAAAATTTGGGAGGGCTACCACAGCCACTTCAAGCTGGGTAAAGTCTTTTGATACCGGTTCGACCAACGCACCCGTGTTAAAAATAACGTACACTGGCGGCGATGTGATGATAGACCTATGGATGGCTGATCCGTATGTTAGGACAAAGCAGTACATCTATCCTCATTTTACGAACCAGGACGCAGGGGATATCCTTTACGTTTATTTGGATGATGAGTTAAAGCACCAATACACATTTACAGGCGATGATATTCCATCAAATATAACCCAATATGTTGAGAAAGAATACCTCCTTGATTACACAGCTCTTACCGCTGGTGAGCATCATATTGACGTTATCGTTAAAACTTCGGGAGGAACCGCCAGAGGAACCGCTACTAAAACATGGACAACCACTCATAACGGCTACCCAAAAGTAGGGATAACAGAGAACAATTTCTTTTGCATCGAAAATGCAGAGGGAACAGGCTGCACTTTATTTTTTCCTATTCAGAATTTTATGTGGGATAAGCCCAGATGGAACAACTGTGCGGACCCGTGGGCATCTCCGTGCCTTCCCTTCACTGAGGCTCTAAATGGTTTGGATTTTGTGGGCTATTATACTCAGCACACACCAACTACTTATGCTGACTTTCTTAATGCAGCTAATAATAGAGTTGATACTCCTACTGGTATGCCTTGGAAGGTTTCAGGCCCTGGTAGGGGTGAGTTTACGATGATAGGTAGGAACTCTTCTTGTTTGGTAAATACATATAAAATGGCTCCAGAAGCCACTTATAATGTTACCCCAAACGGTCATTATTATAAATGTACCACAGCAGGTACAACAGCGGCCACTTTTGTTGATTATTGCGAAACGTCAGGCTGTGAACAGATAGACGGCACCTCTGTATGGACAGAGCAGGGCGAATATACAGGGGGCTACGCTGGCATAGCCGCCACGAACAATTCAGACTGCGTATCACCGGCAAGCGCGTTTGAGTGCGGGTATGTAAGGCAGCTAAAAGATCACGCTGCTATTTTTGGGTGGAAATGGGAAGATGAACCAAGCCTTGGTGGGATTACGGTTTGTGAGCTTCCTCCATATTTGCGGGGTATGTATGAAGGAACAAAGACGGCGGACACTGATCATCCACATATCATGCTCCATTATGGATATGACTTCATGGACGGGAGTTCTCTAAATGGGCCTATTTTGTCGTATTCCTGGCTTACAAATTCAGGGTCATTTAATGGTGTTAAGTCTTGGATTTCAGATGTGACCGGCGGAGATATTTACCCTTATGGGTTTGTCAAAGCTGATCATACGCTCGTTTACGTAGGGGGCGCGGCTGTAACCCTTGAATCAATGCTTGCGGCTGAAGATAATTATTTGGCTTATAATTACGGGCTTGCGCCTTATATTACAATCCCAGCCCCCAACGAGTTACGATCAACGGCGACTGACGGGAAAACAACATGCAATGATGAGGTTAAGCACCCGCTTGAGCATCAACTGACAAATGAATTATGGTTGAGAATAATTCACGGTGCTAGCGGTATGAATTATTTCCCTTATTTTTGTCAGCAAGAAACATATCAAGTATCGGCAGCGGGTGATTTCAAAGCTTTGCTTGATAGCGGGACAAACCCTTTGGCTCCTGTGGTTATGACTCCGAGAGCTTTGGATTATTATACCCCTGAAACGAAAAACGTAAACTCACCAGGTTCCGGGATAGTAAATGTTCAACTAAACTTTGACACTGTCCTTGCCGGGGCTGATGGCAGAGTTGATTATATGGTCAAAGAATACAATGGGGATCTGTGGGTATTCGCTGCGAGGGTTAAAAAGCGCACCGGGGAGACGTTTGAGAACTGTACTGAGTATTGTGTTGGCGGTGGGGTTTGGCCGGACGCGAACAACGAAAACCCCAAAGACGCGATAATCCCCATCACTGGATTGGCTGATTCCACGACGATTGAAGTATACGGTGAAACCCGGAACGTCATTTCTGATGAGGGATCATTTACGGATTCATTTCTTGATTACGATGTCCACATTTACAAAGTCGGGGATATTGCCACAACCTTTGACCTCACGGTTACAAAAGACGGGACAGGAGAAGGGACTGTTGCGAGCAGCCCCGGAGGCATTTCGTGTGGGGCAACCTGCACATCATCTTTCGTATCCGGTGAGGTCGTAACCCTCACAGCTTCCCCTTCAGGGACCAACACTTTCGGGGGATGGACCGGGGCAGGGTGTTCAGGGACCGGGACCTGTGTTGTGACCATGAGCGAGGCCAGAGCGGTGACGGCAACCTTTACGCTTCCACCTCCACCCAAATACACTGTCACTATATCCGGCTCCGGGACTGGAAGCGGAGTAACCGATCCGATTTTAGGCGACCATGAATATACAGAAGAAGGTGCTGTCGCTATAACCCAAACTCCGGGCCAAAACGCCTCTTTCACAGGATGGAGCGGGACTTGCGGGTGTTCCGGGGTAGGGAATTGCGAATTTACCATGCCCGGAAACGACTGCACAGCTATAGCAACGTGGGCGGTTGATGAGCAATATACCCTAACGGTAAGCCCGCCAACAAACGGCGAAATCGTAACGTCAGATGTCGGAGATATTAGTTGTAGCATGGCCAGCACAGACAGATGCGTCGCTGTTTATGACGTTGATACGGTTGTCACGCTTACGACGTTGCTTCCAGATTACCGTCGTCACTTGGATTACACTGAAGATTGTTCCGGAGAAACGTGCGTATTGACCATGACCGCCGATAAGACTGTTGGGATAACTACGGACCGGGTGCCAGTGGGCGCAGGTGTTTCCCCGGGTGGCGCGAAGTCTAAGGGGTATGGCAAAGGCGGTGTTAAGTCGCATGATATTAAGAACGCAAACTGATAACCTTTTAACAGGCCTTAAGATGGGAGTTTACGGAATGGCTGACAACGGGATTATCCTCAACTTCGTACAATTTGGAATAAATGCAGCTGCCGGGGTTCTCGGTGTTGGCATCGGGTTCGGTTTTTATAAAAGCAAGTTCGACAGGATGGTGGATGATATTGTGTCGATAAAAGCAAAACAGGCTAAACTCCGCGGGGAAGATAATAATAACCTACCTCTGTACCAGCGCCGTGAAGACTGCCTCCAAGACCGGCATGAGTGTATGATGGATGAAAACAATCGGTCATTGATTATCACCGCCGAGTTAAGGGATCATAAAACCTCCATCAAAACCCTGGAGAACTTCGCACGATGGATGATGCAGAAGGACGGGTTGAGCATTAAAGAAATCAATGAGATCCTTGCAGGAAGATGAACCTGAACCCGATGAATGTTGTATCGAAGAATGGTTCAGCGGGATTGACCGGCATAATGGAGACGTAAGCTGCGAAGTCAATACAGACGCGGATTCGCAATGGTGAGCGCTTCAGATCGATCAGGAGCGACGATCAGGCTTTAACCCATACCAACATAAGTGGTAAAAATGATAATCTTAGAACCAGGGATGATCTTTGTTTCCAGAAACCCCATGATGTTGGGAAGGGCAATTAATTTTGTCCAAAAAGTATGGGCCAAGGACAACGATTCGGAGTTTTCTCATTCCGGAATAATTCTTGATTCATCCGGTACCACTTTCGAGGCGCTTTGGACGAACACGAAGCAAAATCTTTTTCAGGCGTATAAGGGGAGGACCGTTCTCATAGGCAGGCATATCAGCATGACCCCTGAAAGATTCGCCGCCGGGTGGAACGGAGTCGAGAAACATGAGGGAAAGCCATACGCCGGGTGGCGCTTGCCTCTGTTCTTTGTGCCGTTCGCGGCGAAATACCTGAACCTTGGCCTGGGGGTGTGTTCTGAGCTGACCATGAAGTTCTTATACAAGGCTGGGCTGTCAACCTGCTGGTCTGGCTGGAACCCGGACGACGTAGCCGACATGATTATCCGCTGGCGGGAATACGAGGTTATCTTTAAAGGAGAATTGGAATGACACTTACACCAGAACAACAGACATTGGTTGTTTCCATCGGCGCTTTGGTAGTATCCGAAGCAATCGGCATGTCAAAATTGGAGTCGAATAGCATAGTGCAATTATTGTTCGCAATTTTGCGGAAGGTATTCGGTAAGTAACCCGATGCTGAGGGGAGGTCGCAACAGAGCAAACAGTGGGACACTCTTAGCGTAAAGGTTCCTCCCCAAAATTATTCACACTCACGCCATATATGCTTTGACGATTCAAATTCGGGAGCCTTATTTTTTACCCCTTCCCAACGCCACGCAAAAGCTTTCGCACCTGCCTTAGTCCACCACGTGTTTGCAGACATCCCATTACCAAATGACTCAGATTTTAAAGAATACACGCCGTCATCTGAACATAGCAATGTGTAACCGTCTGGAAGCCCTGGATCGGCAGAACACCCAAACAATAAACAAGCACACAAAATCATTATGATTTTTTTCATAAAGGTTTCTCCCCAAAATTATTCTGGTATCAATTCCTTTTCGCTTGTAACCGGCCATAAAACGCTACAGTCATAGGAGGTATCCAGTTCAACCAGAATAATTCCATTGTCTTGGATGGCCCACACCGTACCATTATCCCCGTGGGCATCTGAAAAGTCCTGAATTATAACTCTGTCACCTTCTTTCATTTCACAGGCCCTCCAGTAACGACCCCATGGGTAGGGCACCATATTGCCCCGCTGCCGATTCCGCATTTGCAACCGTCAGGAGGTTCCCCTGCAATGACCATCGAGTATTTCTGGCATTTCCAGCAACAACTCTTAACTTTCTTGCCGATGCTGGTGTCTCTGCGAGCTAATTTGTTCTCGTGCCCGCATTTCGGACATTTAAAATAATCAATATACGCTGCCATATAATTCCTCCTTACGATTAACCGCTACACGCGGCATATTCAACCTCTACGCCGACGGTTTCCCAAAGCTGACCAAGATGGATGAATTCATACTGGCGTTGGCATGTTGGCCTCCTTATTTACGCAAATACGGTTCTAAAAAATTGAATTGCCGCCCGATACTCATCCCCATATTTGGTGTCGCCGTGGGCCTCTTTAACCCTCTCTGCGAACTCGTCAATCGTGCCGAACCAGCACCCGCATTTGATTTGGATGGATTTTTCGCACTTGAAGGCTATTGTAAAGCCTCCGCGTGAACCGATATTGCCGATTTGCTTAATATCTAAAATGGGGTTGTTTTTATCTCCGAGGTATGCGTCTCCGAGGTCTGCGTCTCTGAGGTCTGCGCCTCTGAGGTCTGCGCCTCCGAGGTCTGCGCCTCTGAGGTATGCGCCTCTGAGGTCTGCGCCTCCGAGGTATGCGCCTCTGAGGTCTGCGCCTGATTTAACGGCGGCATTGGCGCATAATTTAAAAGATTTCGTTTCGAGCTGAAACAAAACCGACCCGTTAAATCTGTGTTTGATTTCGAATAGCACTTTTGACCTCCTTTGTTTTGGGTGAGCTGATCCATCCAGGACTTACGGCCCGCCTGCCTGATGCCCCGGCTCTATGAGATCGGAGTGATGGTTCGTTGTTTTGCCTTATCAATATCATTGAATGTGGCCCCGTACCAATAGGGGCCACCGGGCTTTCCCCGCGCGTTACATAATCAGGCTCCTTTCTTTTGGTAGAGTTCAAATTTCAACTCCTTTGAAGTATGGATACAAATATCACCATTCAATTCCTAAGTCAAGCACTAAGTTCAATATTTAAAAAAAAGAACACAGTTCAAGATTTACGCTTGACATACCGTAAAAGCCTATGATACATAGGAACCATGAAAATTCAAAACATCATCAAACGACTGCTTAAAACTTACGAAGGCAAAAAGATGGAGAGGTATTGCAAGCTCGCAAACGACCTGCATATATCTCCCCGCTGGGTGATATATCTCGCTACCGGAGAGCGGGAACCGGCGTATCACCTGGGGATAATAATCAAGCAAATGTACAAAGAAAGGAGCGCGAAATGACCGCCGCCGATGACATCAGCAAAATAGCCAGGCTGGAAAAGGCATTGAAGATCATCAGCACATGGGCTGACTTTACAGCCAATTCAGGGGATACTCACATGGCAGTATTGGCTGTTTTAGCGCAGATCGCTGACAAGGCCGACAAAGCACTGAAAGGAGAGTGAAATGACCATATTCAAAGCGAAGCTCAATTCCACTGATAACCGTATGGTGGAAATAACGCAGTCGTTTGGTCAGTATGAACAGGTCTTCGCAGTCGTTGCGCTGGACCTGTTTGATACCGAAACTCAGGACAGGCTTTATAACAGGGAATCTATCATGTTCTGGCTAAAGGAGGTGGAATAATGCCGACACCCGTAAAGATTGAGTTCACCGATTTCAAGCAAAGGCTGACCCCGATACTGACCGAATACCAGAGGGGCCTTAACCGCAAGGTATGGAAGGCCGTCATCATCACCGCTGCAATCTGCCTCCCGGTTTATGCCGGGGGTACAATCCTGGCCCTTACCATCTGGGGGATGCCATGGCCGAACAAATATGGTTTATAACGGAAACCGACCTGCCAGACGGATCCGCCGACCGGAAGATGGTTATGGGATGGCTTAACCAGCTCCATGATGTCATCGAGGAAGCTCCCGACTTCTCAGAGATGGTCCAGTACACCACTGACCAGATTTGGTTGCGGGAGATGGCGATGAGATACTCCAAAAAGTTAAAGGCCCTGTATTATACGTTGAACATTGATGGATTGATCGTGGAAATGGAGGAATAATGTCACCATTTGAGAAAGCAGTCGCGTTGGTTATCCTATCCATAATTTGGTATATGGTGGGGTACTGCATCGGGATAAACTCTTAAAGAAAGGATGTGAAATGACCGAAGGAATCGTAGTATATGAAGCTCAAAATATGCCCAGCAAGTTGCTTGAAATCGCTGTAAGCCAAAACGCAGACATCGACAAACTTGAAAAACTGCTTGACCTTCAAATGAGGTGGGAGCAGAACGAGGCCAGGAAAGCCTACTTCTCAGCGATGAGCGAGTTCAAGAAAAACCCTCCCGAAATTCTGAAAAACAAGTTGGTTTCGTTCAAGACCAACGCTGGAAAAACGGAATACATCCACGCTACTCTTGACCATGTTTCTGAGGCTATTGGGAAGGGTTTGAGTGACCACGGTCTTCATGCGTCATGGGAAACTCACCAGAATGGAGGAGTGTCGGTAACATGCAAAATCACCCATGTTTTAGGGCATTCAGAGCAAACCACATTAACCGCTGCCCCTGATACATCTGGAGGCAAGAACTCAATCCAAGCTATCGGGTCAACCGTTACCTACCTTGAAAGATACACCCTGCTGGCGCTAACGGGCCTTGCGGCGAGGGACCAGGATAACGATGGGGCCACAGGTGGCGATGGAACAGGTGATGAACTTATATCTGAAAAACAAATAGCCGATATAATGTCCCTCGGTAAGGATGTAAACGCCGACTACCCCAAAATGCTGGGTCACTTCAAGATCGAAAAAATCGAAGAAATGACCACAAAACAGTACCCTGTGGCAGTAGCACTTCTTGAAGCCAAGAGGAAGAAATGACAATCCATAATTGCGTCCAAGGGTCTGATGAATGGCATAACCTCCGAATAGGGTCTATCGGAGGTAGTGGCATATCCAAGGTCATGGCTAAGGGCGAAGGAAAGACCCGGAAGCAGCTCCTTTACGACATGGTAGGGGAGATGCTTTCAGGGCGCAAGAAGGACGGGTTTGTATCCGGGCCAATGAAGGACGGGGTTTTGTTTGAGGACGAAGCCCGGAACCTATATTCGTTTATGACGGATGCGGAGGTTGTTCAGATTGGGTTTTTCCAAGGCAAGCCACATACTCATTTTTCGCCTGATGGCTGTGTAGGCGATAATGGGATCATCGAAATCAAAACGGTTATTCCTTCAACATTCGTCGAATATAAATTGTCTGGCAAAATCCCTGCCGATTACCGCCGCCAAATGCAATGGGGGCTCCATATTTCAGGCCGTGAGTGGTGCGACTACGTTGTGTATTCACCTGCTGTTAAAAACACCGTGCCGTTGATTGTACGGCGTCTGGATCGGGATGAAAAAGAGATAGCTGAGATGGATTCCGAGGCTGACGAATTTATTAAGGACATGCTGAGGGTTTATGAGGCTGTAAAATGAAACAACAAAAGGAGGCAGTTATGGAAAACGAGTTAGTTGTTGTTCAATCATTAGTACCGCATGAGGTTTTTGTGAATGGCGGGGTTGACGCAATCCTGTCAGAGATCGAGAAAAAGGCCAAGGAACAGGCTGAAGGGTTGGACGTTTCCACGGTAACGGGGCGCAAAGCCGTCGCCTCTGTTGCCTACAAGGTCGCTCAATCAAAGACTTTGCTGGATGACTTGGGGAAAAACCTCGTTGCCGAATGGAAAGAGAAATCCAAAAAGGTGGATAATGAGAGGAAAAAGGCAAGGGACTTCCTTGACGAACTGAAAGAGGAAATCCGCCGACCTGTAACCGAATTTGAAACCAGAGAAAAAGAGCGGGTACAGTTTTACCATGACAGCATCGAGTTTTTGAACCTTTTACGGGGTGCAAGCGATACGTTGTTTCACACTATCCCATCTGACGAATTAACCCAGCGGTTGGCTTGGCTTGAATCCATCGTTGTTGATGACACATGGGAAGATTTTGAAGCCCCTGCTAATAGAGCGAAGTCTGACGGCTTAATAATCCTGAGAGCCGCCATTGATGTTAAAGTCAAGCAAGAGGTCGAAGCCCACGAACTGGAACGCCTACGGAAAGAAAAGGAAATCCAGGATCAGAAAGACCGGGAAGAACGTATTGCCAGGGAAGCAGCCGAAAGAGCTAAGGCTCAAGCTGAGGCCGAAGCTGAGAAAGCCAGGTTATCGGCTGAAGA